GGTTCCCTTCCCTCGGCGTGGAAGGTCTTAACTCTTCCTTGGTTCTAAGTCGCCTCGGTGTGCGATGATGGACTTTCCTGTAATAAGGAGGCTCCGTTATGGCAAATACAAATGCGCCTTTCGGATTCCGTCAATACAGTGGCAACGGTTCTGCTCCAACATACGAGCAAGTTGCTGTAGTTATTGACTATAATGCTGGCGCGATTTATTTCGGCGATCCAGTAACACAACAATCAGACGGTTCCTACGCACAAGCAGCTTCAACAGGTGCAACACCTGCCGCTCTCGGCATCGGTGGCATTTTCCTTGGCTGTCAGTATCTTTCAGTTTCTCAGAAGCGTGTTGTTTGGTCAAACTATTGGCCTGGCAGCGACGTTGCTTCTGGCAACTATGTCACTGGTTATATCGTCAACGATCCAAATGCTCGCTTTATTGCTCAGACGGACAGCACAGGTCTTGCTTTCCCAACTGACATTAACGCAACCATCGGTTTCGCAATTGGCACAGGCAATACTGCAAACGGTATTTCTGGCGCTTATCTCGATACAACAACCCTCAACACAGCTACGTACAACGTGAACGCACCGTTCAAAGTTGTCGGCATTTATCAACCTTTCGTTGCTGGCTTCCCTGGCGCTTATGCCAATGGCCAAGCATATGATTGGGCGATTGTGGCGTTCAACAATGTTGCTACACGCAACTTCACTGGCGTCTAAGGAGTAAGGACCAATGGCTGTCAATCTCAGTTCCATTAAAGACCTTCTCCTCCCTGGACTTCGGGGCGTTGAAGGCAAGTACGAGATGATTCCATCTCAGTACGACAAAATCTTCACTAAGCACGATTCGAAAATGGCTCTCGAACGTACCGCTGAAATGCGTTACCTCGGCCTTGCTCAGTTAAAAACTGAAGGTGCACAGACATCTTTCGATAACGGCGCAGGTGAGCGTTATGTCTACAACCAAGAGCATACAGAAATTGCTCTCGGCTACGCGATTACACGTAAGGCAATCGACGATAACCTCTATAAGACACAGTTTGCTCCTTCAAACCTTGGCTTGATCGAATCATTCCAGCAAACCAAGGAAATTTACGGCGCAAACATTTTGAACACCGCAACAACCTACAATTCTGCAATTGGTGGTGACGGCGTTGCTCTCTGCTCAACATCCCATCCTATCGACGGTGGTACTGTTGCTAACACTCCTTCAACTCAGGTTGATCTGAACGAAGCTACATTGCTTAACGCAATGATTGCAGTTCGTACAAACTTCAAAGATCAAGCTGGTCTGAAAGTGTTTGCCCGTGCGCGTAAACTCATCGTTCCTCCTCAGTTGGAACCAGTTGCAATCCGTCTTGTAAAGACAGAATTGCGTCCAGGCACAGCTGACAACGATGTCAACGCGATTATGATGACCAGCGGTGGTCTTCCAGAATCATACATGGTGAACGACTTCTTGACTTCAGCCTATGCATGGTTCTTGCTGACAAACATTGATGGTCTGTCATACATGGAACGCATTAAGTTTGAAACCGACATGCAAGTTGACTTTGTGACTGATAACCTCTTGGTTAAAGGTTATGAGCGTTACAGCTTCGGTTACTACAACTGGCGTTCCATTTATGGTTCGTTCCCAACATCGTAATGACGGCATGCCTCTCATGTAAAAGTGAGAGGCTCCTAAAAACAGGAGACAAAATATGTCAGACATTAATGGTGGGTTTTACCCTAATAACAATGGTAGCCCCGTACAGGCTGGGACTACTTTTACTGGCCCTTTGATCGCTGGTAACGTCATTCACTCAGATGGCACGGGCAACCTTGCTGCTTTGGGTGGTACGACTGGTACTGCAAACGCTGGTTATGCTAACATGGCACAATCTGCTGTTGTTACTCAGGCAAGCGGCGCTACCACAATTGTGATCCCTGCCCAAAGCCAAATCACCGACATTTATTTGATGGTGACTACTGCTTGGACTGGTGCTGCTGCTACTTTGAATATTGGTGCAACTGCTGGTACATCAGCTGCAACTGCTTTTACTGCCGCTAACGCTGTGACTGCAAATGCTCTTGGCCAGATCACCATTGTTCCTGGTACAGGCGCAGCTCAGGTTGCAAACTGGGATAACGTCTCAAACGCTACTTTTCAAACAGGTGGCCCACAAGATGTTCAGATCAAAGTAACTTCCGCAAACACAGGCAGTGGCGTAGGCACTCTTACAGTGTTCTATATCCAAGGCATCAACAACGCTTCCTGATAGGAGACTCAAATGAAGGGTCATAAAGCACATCATCACCGTGGCCACAAGAAAGATGGCGGGCCAATGGTTGGTAAAAAAGAGTGGATGGAAGACAATGCTCCTAAAGACGTTTACGAAGGTAAAGATTCAAACGTCGTGAAAGAAGCTGAAGAGCGTAAGCATGGTGGCCGCACAAAGCGTAAACACGGCGGTCATGTAATGCATCACCACTCAGGTCATGTTAAGCACGTCGGTTCGGTTCACGGTGAGGCTGCAAAGCATCACGCTGGCCGTAAGGCTCGTAAGTCAGGTGGCAAAGTTGGTGCAGACATGCATCCTCTTTCTTCTGCTCACAAGGGTACACACCCCAAGGGCCACAAAGACATTGAAAACGACTAAGCATTAGTCTATAAAAGGCGGGAGGAAACTCCCGCTTTTCTTTTGTGGGTGAAGCTTGACTAAAACTCGCCCTACCCAGTGCTGCGAATGTGGTGCAGAGGCTAATAAATTAATCCGATCCAAGAAATTGGATGGGTTTTTTTGCACGACTTGTTATGAGTTAGTCATTACGTCATCTGAAATTGCTTCTATTACAGCAGCTAAGATTTTTCATCGCGTTAAATGGAAAAGCATTGAACGTGGTTGGCCAGCACCAG